CGTGCTGCTTCGGCGGGGATCAGTGGGCCGTTGCCGCATTCAATTACCAGTCTTATTATAGCACCGGAGGCACCGCGCCCGCCCAATGCGGCAACGTAGCGAGTTGCACGTGGCAGACCTACCTGACGTACTATTCGACGCAGATAACCAATCTCATGGCGACATTGGGGGTGGGCAGCAACCCGCCAGTGGTAGCCGATCCGGTCGCCAATTATCATCAGATTTCGGATTGCGGCGATGCGAGCAGCTTTACGGTGACCGCAGGTACAGGGGCGACCCAGAGCGGCACCTGCATCCCGGCTAACGCGACTGCAGTCGGCGGCTATCCCGACGGGATCTCGCTATTCATCGCTACGCTGGATGCCAACCCGTCTTCGGCACCGACGGTCGTGATGGCCGGTGGTACGCGCGGGCTGCGCCTGGGAGGGCGATGATGACGCCGGAAGAAATTGCCGTGATGGCCGTGGTGCTGGGAATCATCCTGGGGGTGCCGCTCGGCTTGATGGCTTCGGCGGTGCGCTGGGCGCGCGGTCTGCGCCGGGGACGACGATGACATGGTTTCCGCCGCATACTGGGGTGCCGTTGCCGGTCGAGATCATCACCACCGGGGCTGCTCCCGGGGTCGCCGGCTATTGGCCGCCGACCCGGGCCAACCCGTTGCCGATCCAGGTGGTGCCGGGGACGCCGCCCGCGGTCAACACCTGGTATCCGCCGAGCTGGTCGAGCCCGTGCCCGGTGCACCAGGTCACCGGAGCGGCTGCTCGCGGGGGCGATGCCACCTGGTTTCCGCCGACCGGGGTCAATCCGCTGCCGTGCGTGCTGGTGACCACCGGCAGTAATCCCGGGGTCAATACCTGGTATCCTTGGTCGGCTGCTCATCCATTACCGGTGGTGATGGTCTGATAGCTCAACAACGGAGGATGAAATGGCGCGGAGGATCCCGTTGCGCTCGGTCGAGATGCCGGGTGTGACCAACGGCAAGGACGGCGGCTGGCAGAGTTTTGAGTACGGGTCGCTGATGCAGTCGATCCTGGTCTCGCCGCCGGCCGGCGGGACCGGGGTGACCTATGCCGAGATGGATCGCGTGCTGCAGGCCAAGCGGCCGATCGACGAGGCGATCGAAAAACAACAGGATCACGTGGTGCTGTCCGAAGAGCAGTGGAAGACATTAAACGACCGGCTGACCGGGTTTCAATTCGGGTTGGCGCATGAGGCGTTGTTCGCGTTTGGCAGTGCGATCCGCAACGCGCCCGAACTGGGCCAGGAGCAGGCTTGATGCAGAGCGAGCGGTTTTTCGAGGACCGCAACGGTCCTGCCGATCGTCCGCGGCGGCTCCTGATCGCGTTTATGAACTGGGAGGGCGACCCGCGTGCCGATGGCGGCCGGCGTGAGGCGGTACGGGTGGCCACCACGCTCGATGTCGAGGCCTATCCCGCGGCTTATGCGCGCTATTGCGCGCTGTTTAAGCCGGCCCAGAGAGACTGATGATGGCCGCCATCGCCCCGCGCGGCAAGAAGGCGAAGGCCGCCAAGGTGGCCAAGACCATGCACGAATGGGGCAAGGGCGAGCTCCATTCGGGTTCGAAGAGCGGGCCCCCGGTCGAGAGCCAGCGTCAGGCCGTGGCGATCGCGCTCAGCCAAGCTGGTCTCTCAAAACCCAAATCCAAACGGCCGCCGCTCAAAGAGACCGGCGGCCACCGGGTCAAGAACCGGCTGAGCAAGGTGCTGTCGAGCCGCCTCGAGCAGGGTGCCGATAAGGCCAAGCGCTAAGGCGACAGGAGGGCATGATGGCGGTGTTGACCACCAAGCGGCGGCAGGCGCTAAAACCCGGTGCCTTTGCCTTGCCCGGCAAGGGCGAGGGCAAGGGCGGCAAAGGGGCGGGCTCCTATCCGATCCCCGACCCGGCGCACGCGCGCAACGCGCTCGCCCGGGTTTCGCAATTTGGCACCAGCGCCGAAAAAGCGACGGTGCGCCGCAAGGTCGCCGAAAAATTTCCCGGCATCGGCCAGGCCAACAAGAGCAAGAGCGCCAGTAAGAACAACAGCAAGACCAGCAGCAAAAACGGCGGCAAGACCAGCTCCAACAACCAGCGGATCGCGGGCGAACTCTCGCGGCGCCTCGAGCAGCGCGGGCGGTGACCACGATCGCCTATCGCGCCGGTCAGCTCGCCGCCGATTCGCTGGTGGTCAGCCGTGAGGGCGCGCGCATGGGGCGGGTGCGGAAGATCTTTCGCATCGGCCCCCTGTTGGTCGCGATCTCGGGGGCATTGGGTGATGGCGCCTCATTTGTCGCCTGGGTCACCGGCGGGATGCAGGGTCGCTGGCGGGCCGAGCACCAGGAGGACGGGTTTCATGCGCTCTTGGTCGATGCCGAGGGCCTGGTGACCCAGGTCTCGGCCACCGGCCAGACCTATCGGATCGAGGCCGAATTTTTCGCTCGCGGGTCGGGCTACGAGTTCGCACTCGGGGCGATGGACATGGGTGCCTCGGCGGCCGAGGCGATCGAAGTGGCCTGCCGCTACGATGTCTACAGCGATGGGCCGGTACAGGCTTTAGAGCTCGAGCCGATGCCGGCGGCGATCATCAACACCAACGGAGGAGAGAAGAAATGGCGATCAAACCAGGTGCGGGACACTCTGAACGCTACGGCTCGGACAAGGGGCACCGGATAGGTATGGGTCCGCGCACGGGCGATGCCGGCGGCACCGCCGGGGCCGGAACCAAGGAGCAGGGCCGGCGGGGTGGGGGCAACAACAATGGCGGCCGCAAAAATGGCGGGCGCGATCCCGACGAGAACCGCAAATAACGCCCAATAGTTGGAAAATTCTGGGCCCCCGGAGCTGGCATGAGCCTGCAGTCGATTTGCCTGAATGTCGTTGACGATCTCGGCATCGATATTCCGGCGACCCCGCTCTGGGGCTCAAAGCAGCCGACCGCGCGCCGGGTCATCGCGCAGGCCCGGCGCGCGCATTGGGAGTTGTTGCGGCGCACCGCCTGGGCGGCGACCGTGGTCGAGCACGAATTTACCGCGAACGGGCAATCGAATTACCCATTCCCGCCGGATTTTTATAAAATCCTCAACGATACGGTGTGGGAGCGCACGCGTTACTGGCAAATGCGCGGGGCGCTGTCGCCGCAGCAATGGCAGCTCTACCGCAGCTCGATCTACGGGCGCGCGACCCTGTGGCGCCGCTGGCGGGTGCGGGTACCCGAGGGTCAGGCGATCGGTTCAGCCGCGGTCTTTGAGGTCGATCCGCGCGTCGCCGCCACCGATACCACCTCGCGATTTGTCTACGAGTACCAGTCGGCCTGGGCGATCCGCCAGGGCGGCAGCGGTACGATGGTGCCCGATTGGACCGGCGACAGCGACGTCTCGTTGCTCGATGAGAGTTTGGTCGAGCTCGGCACCCGGTGGCGCATGGCGCGGCGGATCGGGCTCGCCTACGACGAAGAAAAGGACGAGTACGAGCGCGCGGTCGATCGTCAGGTGGCGCGCGATGGCGGGACCGCGAGCCTCAGCCTGGTGCCGTGGAGCCGCTGGGACGACTGGATCGGGCAATACACCTTAGCCGCGTTTCCGCCGGTCGGGCCCGGCAGCGGGCAGAGCCCGGCCGCCCCGGCCACATCATCATCACCATCATCATCGTCATTGGGGCCGTTGCCGCAATTGCCGCCCGAGGTCGCGGCCGCCATCGCCCGCTTTGAGATGCCGCTGGCACCCTCCGAAACCGGTACCGAGGAGATCCGTCGGGCCGTACTCGAGCGGACATTGGCGGCCGAAATGGTCCACCCGGGGCCAGGGATGCCGAGGCCGCGACCGTTGGCAGAGCCGCCCGCGGTCACCGTGCCGCAGATCGTCATGCCCGGGTTGCCGATGGCCGGGGCATTACCCGCCCAGGGGCTGGGGCCCGGTGGCGAGCCGGGGCCAGTGGCGGCTTATGCCTATGTGGTACCCGAGACCGGGGCCGCGAGCGGTGTCTTCAACGCACCCGCCGCCCCGGTCGCGAGGGCGACCGACGAGGGCGGCCCCGAGGCGATTGGTCGGGCGGTGCGCGAGGCCTGGCAGCAGGCCGCGCTCGAGCAGGCCGAACGCCTGCGCCAGGCCGAGGTCGTGCGCCCGGGACCGGAGATGCCGGCGCCGCGGCCCTATGCCGAGCGGCCCGAGGACCGGCCACCGCGGATCGTCATCCCGGGGGTGCCGATGGAGGGGGTCGAGCCGGCCAAGGAATGGCCGCCGGGAACGTTGGGCCTTTAGCGGCTTGAGGGGGGCGCTAGCATGGATGGGATCGGTGGCGTGCCGCTGGGGTTTGGCAATCTCGGGTTGGGCGGTGGGCTCGGAGGATTGGCCAATGGGGGATTAGCCGGCGGCGGATTAGCCGGGCTGGCGAACCCGGGGGCCGGAACGATGGCGCCCGGGGTGCCGGGTATGGCGGGCAGCGGGTCCGGTGCCGGGATGCCGGGGCTCGGAGGTGCGGGGTTCGACCCTTCGCAACTCAACCCGTTGGCCTCGATCTTGACCGGGTTGTCGGGCGGTGCGATCGGTCCCTCGGGATGGTCGGCAGCACAACTGCCGATCCAGCAGCAGGCGGCGGCACTATCGGGCGGCTACAGCGGTCGCGGTGGCGGCGGGATGAGCCCGCAGGACACCTTGGCAATGCTGCTCGCCGGGACGATGACCTGAGGGGTCGGGACGTGAGAGCCCAGCAGCAGAGCCAGCTTCGCAACGCGATGCGGGCGCGCCAGACCACCGCACCGCAGATGCTGCCGAGCCCGGCCAAGGGGTGGAATACCCGCGACGCGTTTCCCGCGCAAGACCCGCTCGACGCGCTGCTGATCGATAATTTTCAACCCGATTACGGTGGGGTGCAACTGCGCGAGGGGACGACGATCTGGCGCCAATTGGCGCTCGAGAGCTCGGGTGTCGGCGGCCCGGCCGAGCTCGCCCCGATCACCACCTTGGCGATCTGGCGGGGGCCCAGCGGTGCCGCCGAGATGATCGCCGCGCAAGGCGGCTCGCTATTCGCCTGCACCAAGGGCGATCTCTTGGGCAGAGGGTTTGTCAGCGGCTGGTGGGACCACGAGATGTTCCGCCAGCATTTGTTTTTGGTCAATGGTGCGGCACCACCGCAGGTCTTTGACGGGACGAGCCTAGCAGCGGCGGGGTTTGTCGCCGATCCGACCAGTCCCTATCCGCTCAATGTCAATCTCTTGGCGGGGGTGGCCTCGGTTCACAACCGGCTCTTGTTTTGGACCGGCAAGGATGCCGGGTTTTGGTATGGGCCGTTGCAGGGGATCACCGGCAACCTCAACTTTTTCCCGCTCGACATGGTGACCGAAGACGGGGCGTGGCTGACCCACGTAATGCCGCTGACCTACGATGGCGGGCTCGGGATTGCGACCTACACGGTTTTGGTCATGTCGAGCGGTCACCTGCTGATCTACTCGGGCAGCGACCCCACGGTCCCGGCGACGGCGGCCTATCCCGACGCCTTTGCGCTGGTCGGCGACTACCAGATGCCGATCCCGATCGGCGGGATGCCGCCGCGCGCCACCACCCGCTATGGCGGCGACGCCTATGTTGTGACCTCGAGCGATTATCTCAAGCTCTCCCAGCTCGTCATGGCCCTGCGCATGGGGGTGCAGCCGCCGCGCAGCAAGGCCACCGGGGCGTGTCTGGAGGCGGTCGCCGAAAGCAGGGATCTGCCCGGCTGGCAGGCGATCTACTGGGGCTACGGGCGGCGCCTATTGGTCAATGTGCCGCAGAACGATGGTTCATTTCGGCAGCACGTCTACAATACCGGTCTCGACGCCTGGTGCTCCTATTCCGGTCTCTTATCCTACACCTGGGTGGTGTGGGACGACGCGCTCTATTTCGGTAGCCGTCAGGGCTACATCATGCAGTTTGGCACGCCCGGGGCCGGGGGTGATCAACAGGATTTGACCCGTCCGCCGTGGAACACCACCAAGTGGAACACCACACTCTGGATAACCCAGCACATCAGCGATCTGACGGCGACCGCGCAGCAGACCTGGAATGTGTTTGGTACGCCGCAACAAAAGCGGATCGCAGCGATGCGACCGATCGTGCGCAGCGCGCAGGGCGTGACGTACAAGTTCGGCCTCGGGTTTGACTACAACCCGGTCGACTACAACATCACCGCCGATCATGTGGGGACGCGAACGCTCTGGAATGTCACGCCGTGGGGCACGCCGTGGGAGCGGCCGGCGGCGACCGACACGGTGTGGTACATCACCACCGGCGACGGCTCCGCGGCCTCGGTAGCGCTGACCGTGACCACCAACACCAACCAGCCGCTGACTTGGATCCGTACCGATCTGCGGATCGAGCCCGGCCAGGCTCTGTAAGCAAATCGGCCCTATAGCAAATCCGCCTTACCTGAAAACCCGTTTTAAGAGCCGCCAGACGCACTCTTCCCGCGGCCGGGTGCTGAGATCCAAAATTCCGAGACGACCCTCCAGCGGGCGTCCCAGCGGTTTCTGGGGGTTTTTGGAGCGGTTTCGGGAGGGGCTGGTGATCGATCTGATCGTCGATCGGGACGAGACGCTCGCCTGGTGGGTCGGTCATGAGCTCGACCTCGACCTCGGACCGCACTGCCGGGCGATCGGCTTTGCCCGCGGCGGGAAACTCGTCGGCGCTTGCGTGTTTCACAATTTCATCTGGCCGACTATCGAGGCCACCATTTGGACGGACGACCCCTCCTGGTGCAACCGGCGTACCCTCTTCGCCTGTTTCTG